CCCACGGATTTCGCCATATGGCATCCACCCTGCTGAACGAGCGCGGCTATAACGAAGATGTGATCGAACGCCAGTTGGCGCACGTGGATGCTAACAAGATCCGGGGGACCTACAACCGTGCAAAATACCTCGAGGCCAGAACCGTGATGATGCAGGAATGGGCGGACTATCTGGATAATTTGGCAGCTCAAAACTAATCCGCCTCGAGATCATTGGTCCAACTATACTGCAACGCTAGCCCATCCAACACGGTCCTTGTCGTTCTACTCGCGTCACAATGCTTCACATACCCCAAAAAGCTCATCACCCGGGGATGGATGTAGCCCATGTCGATCTCGCCTGCCCGGTATTTTTTCGAGAGCCCTCGGAACGACCTCCGCGCCACGGTATCAGTGAATTCATTCAAAAATCGCTCCTAGTTTTTGCGCTTCAACACCAGCTCATCAAGTACGGCACAAGTGGTCCTGTACCCATTACAATGCTTCATATACCCCAAAAAACTCATCACCCGTGCAGTAGCATCCTTTAGCGTGACGAGCCCCCGCGAGTACTTCATGGCTACCGTCCTGAGCCGCTTTCTTGCGGCGCGGGTGTTTTTCTTTCTGGGTTCGATGTGCGTAGGCCATATCCTATACCCGCAAAAATTGACAGGTTGCCCAAATACCGGGCGGACAGGAAACACTTTCGTTTTCTTTGGGTGAATCGCCAGATGAAGATCTGTGTCCAGGAATCCGGCAACTGTTTTCCGGACATCTTGGGCATGTTGTTTGGAGCCGGTAATAACCACAAAATCATCCATGTACCGGACGTAATGCCTCTCCCGTAGTTCGTATTTGATGAACTCATCAAGTTCGTGAAGAATGATGTTTGCAATAAGCTGTGACGTAAGACTTCCTTTCGGTATCCCACACGGGACGCCGAAAAGCTCTACGCTGGAGTCGATAATCAAATTCAGCAACTGCAGCGTTTCTTTACATGCAATCCGGTTTGCCAGGAGTCCCTTGATGAGCGTATGCCGAATGCTATTGAAATACGATTTTATATCCGACTGAAAAACATACACGCGGCCTTCGTCCCGCTGGCACTTTTTCAGAAAATCCTGCACTCGGTATACTGCTGCAACCGATCCTCTATTCTTCCGGCATGCGTACGAATCATAAACAAACCGCGCCTCCCAGATCGGCTCGATCACATTCACCACTGCATGCTGAATAACTCTGTCCCTGAACGGCAGCGCTGCGATCTGCCGTACCGGGGGGCCGGGATCTTCAAAGCAGCGATACTCACCGAGCTGGTATTCATGCCAGATCAATTCATTTTGGAGCTGGATAAGCTCTTCTTCCAGATTGTTGGTGAACCTCAAAACATCCGGTTTTTCCTGTTTTGAGGTTCTTGCCTTTAGATATGCACGATACAGGTTTTCATAATCATAAATTTGAGGATATAAATTCTTGAATGTCTTTGCCATCAAACAATGCGCCGCCTTAGAAAAAGCGGTGACGTTAAGGTTTCGGCCCCAAGCCTACTATCCTAACGCCACCTGTTTATATTTCGGTTTGCACCGAGGAATAAGGCCCCGTTTGATATTGCACTGTTCCGGCGTCCGTGAACATCCGGATTTCTGGCAAACTACCGAGCGCGGAAAAGAAGCCGATGTTGCTGTTCGAGTTCGTCCGCTCGTTGTTGAGGTTCAGATAGCCCAGGCCCGCATTCGCGGCGTTGTTCCAATTGCCACCTCGTAGCGCAACGCGCTTCGGCCTTATCCCTTAGCTGTTTATTTTGCGGCCCGCAGTAATCCGCCGACCATTTTTCCTATCTCATCGATCTGCTTGGCAAGAATTTCATACTGCTTAAACGGCAAGAAGTTCATCTCCATTGCAAGGCGAATTTGCGAGCGCAAAGTATCGTTACAGATATCAAAGTCCTGCAGGGTAGTCTTTTTGAAGAATCTCTTCTTTGTGCGGATGCAAAGTGCCAGAAGATCAAGCATTGTATGTCTGATTTCAGCCGAGAGAACATGCCTCTCGGATTTTGGAAACCTACGAAGTGCAACATATCCATACTTAATCATATCCTCGACGCGCTTTTGTAGTAAAAATTCTTTCGCTTCACTCATGGTGGTTGCCCAAAAGGGGAGGGCTATCGCCCATCCCCTCAGATTTCAGTTGCCAGAACTCAGCCGGCAAACGCGGAAAAGAAGCCGAAGCTGCTGTACGAGTACGTCCGCTCGACGTTGAGGTAGAGACAGCCCAGGCCCGCATTCGCGGCGTTGAACCAACTGCCACCCCGTCGCGCAACGCGCTCCCCGGCGTCGGTGATATAGAGTGAGCCATTCAGGGCGGTTTCCGTGGTAGGCGCTACGCAGAGGCGTTTAAGCAGCTGCAAATTGGTAGCATCCAGACCGGCAGCGATGGTGCTTGCAGCCCATGTCCCACTTCCAGAATATTCAACGTTGGAAACGGAGTCCCCGAGATTCTGCCCGTCAAAATAAATTCCCGTTGCGATCCAGTCCGCTTCATCGGCGTCAAAATTGTTATCGGCAGTTGTGTAAATCTGACCATCGACGATTTTGAGATGGTCAGTCCACTTATGGACGTTCCCCACGATATCGGCAATGCCAAACGGCGAGTTGTCGTGGCGCCACGCGATAGGCCCGGAGCCGTTCAGCGTCCGAGCGGTGCCTTCCGCCACGCCGGGAAGTCCGCCATCCACCCTGCGCGCAACTTCATACGTTGCATCATGTGCCCGCCCATAGTTCGTATTCCCGCGCGGTTCAAAACCGTTGGCTTTGCACCAGAGCGCAATGGCCGCCCACTCATGAGCAGTCAGGAGGTGAAACCCGGGGCCATTGGCCTTGCTGTATGCGCGGGCCTGATCGAAAGTTACGGACGTTTTCGGGTCCTGACCGGGCAGGGGCAGTGCGTAACCATCCTTCACCACAGAGGGGTATGCGCCGATAAACAGCTCAGGCTTTTCGACCCCGGCAACGGTGAACGCGGTACACACGCCGGTACCAAGCACGGTATCCAATTCCAGATCTTCATAACGAAATTTGGGGAAGACATGGTAGTACCCAGGCATCCCAGCCTCGTTATACAGAACGGTCTGGTGCCCGCCCGATGCGGCCTCTACGGATGCGCGCAGTGCGTCTTTGGTGAAAATAGTAGGCATGTTTTATTCCTCGATTTCTGAGTTAGAGATTTCGTTGAGGCTCCACAACACAACTTTGACCCGGTCCATCTTCACCGGCATGTCTACGACAGATGGGACCTCGTTGCCGTCTTCGTCCACAATGCCTTCGTAGATGGTCGTTTTCGTGTTGGGCGGAATAACGATATGAGCCAAGAAATTTCCGCCCCCATCGCCAATTTCCACGATCTTCTCGGTATCCTGCCGCAAGTCGTTCATGTCATACTCGACACCCGCGACTGATACGATTTCGCCGTCTTCAACGGCTTCGGCCCAAGGGCCGGCTCCAAATTTTTCAATCTGCATATACGCTCCTATTGATCCAGCTTCCGCACAGTCCAACGCACATCGAGTGCGTCGGCAGCGCCGTTATAGTACAACGCAAATCCGTTGGCCGCACGGCTGCCAACGTAGCAGTACCCCAGCTGAAAGCCGGAGCCCTCAAGCCCGATCACCTCGAAATCGACCTGATAGTCATTGTCGGCCAGTGGGTATGGAAGCTCGATAAACACGGTAGGCGAGGATGACAGCGTGGCCGGAAAACCTGCTTCAACCCGACGCTGATCGGAAAGTATGCAATCCGCGAGATATTGATCGGTGGATTCGTTATTGCCAACGGGCACGGTAATTTTGGACAGCACCACAGCATCAGCAGGCACATCCTCGCCAAGCAGCGTAGTCCTCAGGTCGAACACTCCTGTGCCGTCGTCCATCAAATAGGCCCAGCACACAGCGGCGGCAGCGGTGGTATTGGGTGGCACCGATGCCGCGTTTACTTGGCCTGCGACAGGAATAATCCGGCCGCCCTGGAAAATTCTCCCGGCGGACACGTCCAGGTTTCGCGCGGCCGTGGCCGATTTACCGACAACGCATCCGGTGATGATCCCCCTATTCTGCACGGTCACCCTGCCCGACTGGAAGCGCTGATGCAGCGTCTTCTCAATCTCCCGCAGTGCCAGCCCTGCATTGGACTGGGCAAGGGTCAAGTTGGCAACCAGGGCATTCTGGAAATCCTCGCCCATGGTCTCGGAGAGGCCTTCGATTTCGGCCACTGCCGCTTCGACTCTCTGCTTGAGATACACATCGTTATTGATCAGCAGCTGATAGTTGGGGTTCCATGTATCAGGGTGCCTCGGGTCAGTCGTTTCCAACTGGCGCAGGTACGATACGAATGCAGCGACCCCGGTTAGGTTTGCCATAATCTAATCTCCTTCTAGTATTGAAAATGCAGGGTGAATTCCAAGCTGCTTTCCGCCTCAAGGGTTTTGGCGCTGAAGGTCCTGCGCCCCATGAGCGTGCCGTCAGCCGCGATGATGCCCACCTCGGTGATGGGTGCGGTGCTGTGCTCCCCAAGCAGTGTGCCCGTCACGGTCAGCACGGTGCCGTCCACGCTCGTGCTGACCGGCGGCGTGCGGTATACCTCGATTTGCAGGCCGGTATCATCCACGCTGGGAGGTGTGGTCCCCCTGCCAAATGCGACGTATGCACATCCTGGCAAATACCCGCCGGCCGCGGCGGCCTGGGCCACCATCTTCCGGTATGCGTCGGTTGCCGGTATTGTACTCATACTAAATAGCCTCCGTTATATAGTTGTCACCGTCCCAGACCCGCACGGACCCGTAGTGCCAGACTCCCCTGGATCCCGGGAGCGGGCCGATAGACCCGGACCCGTCCAGCATGGCGTATGTCCGAGGAGTCAGCACGGGCAACGACAGGTCACCGTGCCCGTCTAAAAAGCTTTTGCCGTCCAGCACATCCACGGACAGATCTCCTGATCCATCCAGAAAATCCAAAACATCGGTATAGTCAGGAGTCAGCGTGCCGCAGGGCGATTGCTCGCCCCCTAGATAGGCATCTCCCGACCCGACAAGGCAAATATCCCAGGCCGCAATACCACCATCGTCGAGCAGATCCCCCACGGGCTTAAGCCCGGAAAGGTCTCCGTGGCCGTCCAGACAGCCCTCTCCGGTCAAATAGTCAGTGGCATAGCTCCCGCCGATCTCCTCGCACCCGTGCCCGATGAGCCCGAAATGGGGCACGGGTGCCGCCCGGCACTCTGAATATGCCGCCGAGATATCTGTAGACCACCCGCTGGTCGTGACCATGGAGTCCAGCGAATAGCGGGCGAAAAACTCTATGCCCACCAAGTGGGATCGAAGAGATTTTGCGATATCCACCAGCCTGCGGATTTCCCTCTGGGCGTCGGCATCGATTCCCTCATCGGCTGCATTCATGCGGACGGAGAACTGCGCCCACGACCAGGACATAAACTGCATGGTCCATGCATCCGGAGCCAAAGGACCCCCATCATCCAGCGCCCCGTCATTATTGAGCAATCCGCCCCCCGCCTCTGCCCAGGCAGCCATCAGGTCGGCATGGGTGCGGATCTCCGCATCGGGATACCCCAGAATATCCAGCATCTCCCGTACAGCCCACCGGGTGCCCTTGCGCTTGTGCCAGGCGATGGACCGCTTCAGCAGGTCTCGCTTCTTCTTGTCGGCCAATTCAGGTGACCAGAAGTCAACGCTAAACTGCCAGGCCAGCAGATCCAGAGCCGTGCCAGGGAGGCTGTCTATCCCCGCATAAATCGACACGGAGGAAATAGCCTCTGTCACTGCCCGCGAATGGGGATCAATGGACGCAGCTGCGGCGGCGATTGCCGGATCAGCTGCGATGCTGGCCGGCAGCAGGTCGGCGAGGGCGACTGTCTGCAGGTCGCTAGGCATCTTCCATGCCTCCATAAAGTACAGAGACCGAGGTCTCACGGGCAATAGCCCCAGAGCCTACCGTGGTGAACGCGGGCGAGGCGATCGCCACCCGTTTCGCCCCGGCGATCTGCAGGAGGGAGATCAGCTTGTCCGGCGAAATGTCCCGGCCCAACGCGGCCCGCTGCCAGGCTACGTACTCGGCTACGGCCCGTGTGACTGCGGTCTGGATGGATGGAGATGTTGATGCATCGTTGCGACCGATATAGTACGTGGCCTGCAACTGATAGGGGACCACGTCGGGGGCCAGCACCCGACAATCGTCCGTGAGTGGCACCACAGTGTCCGGGTCGAGTGCTGCCGTGACCAGGTCGAGGACCTCCTGTGACGGTAACTCCCCCCCGGCCATCAGCGGGCGCACTTCGACGACCCCGGGTTCGGGCGACTCCACAGACACGTCGACGATATCCTGGTGCGCAGACTTGGCCCAGAACACGTAGGCCTCCCGTGGTCCGGCCTCGGAATAGGCGCCGACGGAAAGCCGGATTCTTTCCCGGAAATTATCGTCGGTCTCGATGTCTGCTCCGCCGAGGCTCATGGTGATATTCGAGACAACCGATACCCCGGCCACCGGATCCACCATTTTCGATATCTGCCCGGCCACAAACCCGTTGCCCGATGATCCCGGGGTGGTGCACGCGACCGGCAGATCTACGTATTCGGCTGCCGGGTCGATCTGACCATGGATGGTTGTAGCGAAAAGCAATTTGCCATCGGGGCTCACCCGGGTGCCTGCCGGGATGAACACCGCTCCGGGTCCGCCCGATGAATAAAACCGGACGGTGGCCATGGCCGACGACGCAGAGAGGCGAGTCGTGTCCGTCAGGATTCCCAAGTGATCCAGATGCTCACCGGAGGCATAGGCCAGCAGGTTCTGCTTTGCGGACCAGTCGATGCTGAACCGCTGCTGAGCGATCACATAGGCCAGGGATTCCAAAAACAGGCGGACAGGGTTCCCCGGGTAGAGCTTGGTCCCGGAAATATCTTCATACCCTTTCAGGACGTCAGCTTCGATCTTTGACGCATCCGTCTCGCAAAAGGTGACATCGGGCAAATTGGCAAAGCTCATTTATGATTCCCCTATGATTGAGATCCTGACAGTGGGCTGCAAAACATCGCCGGTGCCACGGGCTGCGAACTCCACCGATTCCACCCGCGCCCGGGGCTCATACGTGGCCACGGCGGCGGATACTTCTGCCGACAACAGCGCGCGGGTTCGAGGGGTTGCCGTATCAAGGATGTCTGCATCCAGGCCGAATTGCCGATCCAGCGGAACTGTGCCTTTTCTCGTGAGCAATATCGTCCTGATATTCTGATATATCTCTGCGGTACCGGTTGCTCCGATCTCGACATTCTGGCTTTGCAGTAGATTAATTTCCACGGATGTATTCCTTCAGCTTGAGGTTGACTTCGGACGACGTGACAACCCCTTTGGGGGTGGTGCGCTTCCAGTCCTCCGATACATCCTCGAGGACATAATACCCGAGCAGTTTGCCGGATATAGTCAAGGGTAGCTCTATGGCGTCGTCACGCACCCTGCGCAGACGCTCCATTTCGTCTTCCGGGATCAGGCCCTGTGCGATATCAAAGCGCACGGTAATGGCTACCGATTCAAGTTCGTATCCCGTCAGCTCAAGAAGCGGGCTCCCGGCCAACACTTTGTGTTCGGCATATGTAGCCTTCTTCTGGCGAACGAATTTTGACCATGTGCGTACGTGATCTGAACTCACCTCGAAAACAACATCCCCGAATGTGCCAAGCATTGCGCGCCTTCCTAGTGGGTGTGATGATTAGAGTTTCCGGCGCCGTCCATGATACTGCCGGTTGCGGTGATGGATCCGTTGACGGTCAGGTTTCCCGTCAGCGTATAGCTTCCCTCTTGCGTTGTGTCTGCAGATTTGTTTTCTGTCCCCACACCTCCGCCGGAGCCAGTGGATGCCAGATTTCCAAGCATGTTTATCGTTGGGGCCTTTAACGTGATGTCTTTCCCGGCGCCGACCGTGGCTGACATGCCTACGGTGAGGTTCGCGTCTTTCCCCGCGCTGGCGATGATAGACCCGCCCACGGCCACGGTTGCGTCCTTGTCTATGGTTAGCGCGTCTACACTGCCCTTGATATGTCCGCTCATGGCATGGCTGCTGCGGTCATATTCAAGCCAGGTACCGTCCTTGTAGATCACGCGATGCTTGTCCTTACTTGTCACGGGCGGGGTATCTGGACCGGAGAAAAAGGCCCCGACCACAAACCCGCATTCCAAGCCATTGGGGAGAAATACGCATACAACCTGCTCGCCGACATCAGGCATCCAGTACGCCTTGTCGTCCTGGGCCTTGGGGGTCAGGACGGGCAGTTCGTAGGACACGATATTGTCTGCGTCTCCGCATGTAACCCGCACAAAGCCAGATTCCGGAAGGACAGAGGACACTGTCCCCACCCTGATCATCTGCGATACAACGCCCTCGATGGCGGATAGTCGGTCTGCAAGTTCCTGAATCATCAATACCCCAATATAAGATGCGACGTGATTGAAGTTGTGTACCCTGCGGATCCGTCCCCGGAGTGAGTAGCCGATTCGATGAGATAGTTCCCATCAAAGCTTCCGTATCCTTCAGCCGTGTATACCAGCCCGGATAAAAGTTCAGGGCGGCCCATCATGGTGAGAGATGCTGTGGTCTCGGCCTTGTTTTTTGCCCGTAACTGAGTCTCTGCTGTGCGCATGGCCTCTGCCAGAGATTCCACCCGCTTGTTTATCTGTAAGGTCTGACCAACATCAGGAGCACTGTCCGGAGTAAAAACATACTCCATCTGTGACTTGGTAGCCGCATCCCAATACTTCACCTTGCAGGCGCGATAGATATCATGGGCGGTGGTGGAAAATGAATATGTAGATAGCGGCTCACCGGCGTTGGAAACGGTATACACCGGGGAGGATGCTTCCCGGACCTTCCCGGTGTAGAGGATAATCCGTCCATGCCCTACTTTGACCGATAGCCCGTTGGTCTTGGCGACACGCTGCAGGAAAGCCAGGTCAGACTCTTCGCGTTGATCCAGCCGGGCAAAAGAGATGTCGTCTCCCTCCCAAAAAATCTGGACTCCATGATCTGCTGCCAACTGGGCACCGACCGTCCGCAGTGTGGTGTTCTCCCAGGCCCTGCTCTTCTTCTCCCGCCGCATGGATGTGGTGACCAGTGAGGACACGGCCTTCAGGGTCACCTGATTGGGCGGGCCAGAGCATTCGATTTCATCAATGGTGAACGTCCCGCACGAGAGCGTAATGGTATCCCCTGGGCTATCCCAGTCTTCACATTCGACACTGGCCTTCAGTGTCGCGCCCTTGCTCGGCCACCACGACCTTGTCCAGATCTCGCTGCGGTTGTGCAGGGTGATCTGGAGATCATCAGCCTTGCCCTCTGCATGATCGGTGTAAGACCATCTGATCACGCGGGAGGCGATAGCCTGGCTGATGTCCTTGTTGTCGTATGTGAGTTGCAGCGTTGCTTTGCGCATGGCTTAGTCTGCCCAAGGGGGTGCGGTGTCGGAGACGGTCGACGTGTCAACGTCCGGGATTTCAAGAACAGTTCCTGCGGAAAAATAAAGCACGTTTCTGTATTCAGGATTTGCCTGCAGCAACGTGGTGCATAGGTGCTCAGATCCCCACACCGCCACCGCGATGGTATCCCATGTCTCTCCCTGGGCCGTGGTGTATGTATCAGACATATGATAGCCTCCTGTCGTCGCCCAGAATCTTAGCCAACATCTCCCGCAACCGGGTTTCGCTGGCCCGCAGACCAGATTCGAGGGCAGACGGCTGGTCGGCTGATCCGGGGGGCAGGTTGATGGTCGGGGAAAAGCTTATGTTGATGCCTTTTGCCTGGGGGGCGGATGATGCCGGGGGCTGGACGGGCTGCAGGTTATACGCAGCGCGGGCATCTACGCCTGGAAGATCCGGTGCAGCCGGGTTCTTAATTTCGTAGCGGGCGGTTCCTACTGCATCGCCTAATACCGGGGGCTGGATGGGCTGCAGGTTATACGCAGCGCGGGCATCTACGCCTGGAAGATCCGGTGCAGCCGGGTTCTTAATTTCGTAGCGGGCGGTTCCTACTGCATCGCCTAATACCGGGGGCTGGACGGTCAATGCTCCGGCAGTGCCTTCAAGGGCGGCACTCGCCGTCTGTTTCATTCCAGGCGCGGCCTGCTTTATTCCGTTGCCCATGGTGGATAAAACCTTGCGACCTGATTCCGTGAGCTGGGACAAAGGCCCTTCTTTGGCATCGGAAAACGGGAGTAGCTTGCGGACCTTGCTAAGCACCCCAGACACGGCTTTGAACGGCGCTGTGGCCACGGCCTTGATTCCGTTGACAAAGGTCATGACCAATTTTTTCCCGGACTCGGCAAGATCAATATTGCCAAACCAATCCCAAAGGCCGGTGAAAAAAGCCTTCACGCTGTCCCATTTTGTGACCAGGAAATATGCACCCGCAGCCAATGCGGCCACGCCAGCAATGACAAGGCCTATGGGATTGGCTGTCATGGCCGCATTGAGCAACCACTGGGCTGCAGTCCATGCCTTTGTCCCGATGGCTACAGACTTGGTGACCACGGCGGTGCCTATGGCCACAGCCTTCTGCTTGAGCAGGGCAATGTTCGTGGCCAAAACGGACGGTCGGAAAAAATCAAACGCGGCTTTTGCAATCAACCAGCCGTCAGACAGTAATGTGCCTGCGTATTTTGCGGCAATGGCTGCGACTTTGATGGTGATCAGTCCGGCAGCTGCGCCGATAACAACGGTGGTGAGCATGGGAAATTTGTCTGAAAAATCGGCCACAACACCTATTGCGGAACCGAGCACCCCCATCACCATATTAAGGGGTGGCAGCAGGACTGTTCCCAACTTAACGCCAGCCCGTGCAATCTGGTTTCGCATGAGCTGTACGTTGTTAGCCGTTGTCTTGCTGCGTTGTTCGTACTCGGCCTGCATGGATCCGGCATACTGGGTGGCGTCGCCGGTCAGCTCAAAGGCCTGCTTAAGGTTCCCGATGTTTTGCAGCAAAGGCATGATCGCGCCCTTGGATTCCTCTCCAAAAAGCTGGGAAACCAAGGAGCTCTGTTCTGCTTTGGGCGCATCCTTAAGGGCTGCAAACACGTCCATGATCGCGCCCTTGGCATCGGTCTGCATCCGCTCAGCCAGAGAGACAGAGTCGAACCCAAGGGATTCAAACGCGTCAGACTGCGCTTTGGTAGCGGCCTGGCCTTTTGTCAAAGCGCCGGTCAGGTTCTTCATGGCGGTGGCCGCGATCTCCGGCCCCGTACCGGATGAAAGCAGAGCCGCACCAAGAGACGCTGTTTGTACCGTGGTCAGACCTGCTGATTTAGCGACAGCCCCTTGACGCTTGAGCACTTCGGCCAACGCCCCTGCCTGCGCGTTCATGTTGTTGGAAAGATAATTTACAGCATCGCCCAGGTTCACCGTCTGGCCCTGGGTTAAATCCATGGCTGCACGCCATGCGGCCATGGTGGATCCCGCTTCGTCCCCGGACAGATCAAAAGCGATGCCCATCCTTGCGGCATCAGTCGCGAATGCCTTGAGCTCGTCTTTTGCAATCCCTGCCTGCCCTGCAGCTGCGACAATGGCACCAATTCCGCTTGCGGCCATAGGAATTGTCGTGGACATGTTAAGGATGTCGTTCGACATGGCCTTGAATGCCACGGGCGTAGGAAAATCCACGACCTTGGCAACGTCAGCCATGACAGATTCGTACTGGATGGCCTCTCGGATGGGAGCGGCCAGTGTCATGACGGCGCCAACGGCGCCGATCATCTGGCCGCCCATCTCCGAGCGAACCTGCTTGTTCTGCTGCGCCTTGCGCATCCTGGCCATCTTGCGTTCTGTGGCCGTGATGGCGGCGCCGAGCTTTTTGTTTTCTGCAGCGGCATCAGAGATGGAAACACCGTATTTACGGGCCGCCTGCGCTGCCCGATAATACCTGGCCTGTGCCTCAGAAACCTGCTGGTTCAGCGTGGAGCTGGAGAAGCCGGCAGCCTTCTGGCGGGCGCTAAGCTCTTCGAGCTCAGCCTGATATTTCACCAGATCCTTTGCGGCACCCTTCTGGATGCGCATCTCATCAAGGGCTTTGCCGATGCCCTTCATCTTCTGAGTAGCGGTCGCGCAGGTCTTGCCGAACGAGCTGCCGAGGGCGGCCCCGATCGTAAATCCTACAGTATATGTCTTCGCCATGATACCCCTACTCGTGCTGAGATTCTTTGATGATCCGGTCTATATCCTGTTTCCAGCCCAACACTTCGGCCAAGCTCATATCCATCCAGAAACCCAAGTCGGTGTGGACGACAATGGACATGGATATGAGCACTGGCCGGAGGTCGTCCCATCCTATGATAAAAAACCTGTGTACTCATCCTGTAGACGACCGTAGTCTTTCATGTCCATGCAATCGAGATCCTCGGGATTCATGTCGCAAAGCCGGGCAAACAGGGCGATCTCTTTTTCTTCGTCGGTCTTTGCGGACTGTGATGCCGCCCGCATATCGCCCACGGTAGGTCTGCGCATCTCAACCTTTGTGATTTCAACGCCATCTTTCTTGAACGGAAACTGCAATTTTATTGTAGCCATATGTCGGCCTCCTTACATCCCAAGACCCAGACCACTGCGGACATCCGCGAGATAGTCCGTGCCATTGATGACGCAGATATAATTATACTTATCGATTTCAACCAGTTCATCACCGTCAATCCACACCTTGATGTAGTTGCACTCGAATTCACTGGATGCATCCTGGGCGGATCCCATATCCATCTTTCCGAGACCGGTCTTTTTGGGAACCGCTTTGACAACCACTTTTTGTGGTACCACGACATACTCTCCGGCGCCGGAATCGTAGACCTGAGCTGCGCCGCGCAAGTCCAAATGATGCGCCTTGGGTTCGGCCAGAGAGATCTGGTTTCCGGTGATGGTCCGCCAGTTGAGCTTCAGGGCCATGGATCCGTAGTGCCCGATCACGGGGCTCTCTACTTCACCGGCAATCCCTGCCCCTTTGACCGTGTCGGTCAGCGCTTCCAGATCGGGCAATTCAACGTCAGCCGTGCCGAGGAGATCTGTGCCGTCCAGGTACACACGGAAGTTAATCAGTTTTTCAGGTGTTTTGTTTGCCATGGTTCAATGCTCCTTATCCGAACAGGGTTTCGAGATAGTCGGGATCGTATTCCAGAATAAAATCGATCTCGCGCGCAGGGCTGGGTGGCGTGATGTACACGTGGAACTTGATCTTGCCGTCCATCGTGTCTGTGCTTGGATTCTCTTCAGACTGGAATTCAACCCGACCACCCAAGATAAATTCACGCGCGGCCAACCCGTTCAGCCAGATGTTTGCAGAATCCACGATTGTCTCAATCAGTCTGCGCGTGATCGGAAAATCAACCTTCTGCCAGTACGTTGTGGTCAGGGTGTTCCCGATCCAGTTGAACATCCTGCGGATAGGCAGAAATGCGTCTTTGACGTCTGTCACAGCGGGATAACACCCGGTCCGGTTGCCCCAACACTTCCAGCCCCCGATGAAGTTCAATGCGGTAACAATGCCGTTCCCGTTCAGATAGTTTGCCTGGTCGGGACCGAGCCACACCTCTTCACCGTCAGCAACGGCTGAATCCATCTGGAACGAATGATTCGACGGGCTCTTATAGGGGATGTCTTCATTGTCGGCATCAATCTGGGCAAGCAGCCCGGCAACCTGCGAGGACATCCAGTACTCATTGTCTCCGAGTTTCACCTTGGGCCAGCAGATGACCTGCTGCTCATCCATGAAGTTGTTCAGATTTTTCAACGAGGGGGCGTCCGTGTATACTGCTGCGCCGTCCGAGCTGGAATCAAGGTCAATGACGGCAATAGCTTTGAAGTGCTTGTTGATATTTCCAGCTTTGGCCGTCATTGTCGCAGCAACGGTGGTGTCATGTGACCAGCCCGGCGCTACAATCTGCCCTGGAACCAACCGGAACATGGGGAATACAGAGTCAACGAGTTCCAGCCCGGTAGCCTTCATGGTTGTCGTATCGATCCCGCCAACAATATTTGCTGTAGTGACCAGGGAGGGGTCGCCGTATTCATAAGACACGGTCACTGTCTCCCCTGCCGTCAGGGAACCGTCAGTAAGGCGAGAGATGGTCCCTGCGATGGCATCGACCGCATAGTCCGTGCCCTCGATCAGCACTGTTTCAGATCCGTTTTTGACTTCGGGGTCTCCAACAATCCCGGGATGCCCGGTATCGATGACACCGTCCACAAAGGTGAGCTCTTCTGCAGTTACCGCTGTCTTGTGGGTAGCCGGGTCAAACACGTTGACCAGGACAACAGGAGCCACATTGAACAGGCCAAAAAATGCGGACATGAATTCACATAATGTGTAGCTGCCCCAGTCGTCAGAATACCCGCACGCGGCCACGGCCTCTTTGTACGTATTACAGAGGACGGGTGTGTTTACCGGCACACTGCCATCCTCGACCAGATGAACCGGCGCCGTGCCAAATACAACCGGCATAGCAGCTCCAACGGTACGAGGGGGCAGGATTGAGGTGGGTTCTTCCGAAAAATACACGCCATGTCTGTACGTCATGGGTCTTAACCTCCGTTAATAACCTGCGCCGAACACATCCGGTGCAGCTGTTTGGTCCTCGATTTGAGGGGTTTTCCAATGTGAAACAATCTTGCCAAGATAATATGGATGAGCCTGCAGGCCCTCATCGTCTCCAACCGTCCACTTCACGGGCAAATCTATGGTCCAGCGACCAACAGTCTGGTGGGACATCAGTATCCTGCGGGCACGGTCGATCATGTTCTGCAGATCATGGCCACCGCCTTGCACTGATTCGGCTGTGTATGCCCCGCAGATGAACTCCACCTGGGTATCCCCGTCGCCGTCGCGGTCTTCACCTGCCCGTGCCCGGACAACGATGAAGGGGAAATCCTCTTGCTGGTCCTGTGGCTTACGGCGGGGCTCCAGGCCGTAGGTGACAATCTTTGTAGGGGCATGCTCTTCCTCGCGGCCGGGCACCCGAAACATCACATCTGCAAATTCGGATTGCAGCAACTCCTGCAGTTTTCGTAATAGGATATCCGTCATTTCAGCCCCATCTTTTCAAACATCCGCGAGACTTCGTGGTCAAAATTCTTTGAAAACCGCTCCTCTGCGCCTTCACAGATTCTGTCAGAGACGGCCTGTTTAGACAGCATCTGCGGGACGGAGAGGCCGTACAATTTAAACACTTTATTTTCTGAACTCTTATGACCCAGACGGCTGTACATCCCCCGACCGCGAACGGGCATGTCGGCAATAAAGCTGCCGGCAACACGAACGCGACCAGTCTTTTTCATGACCTTCACAGATGCTCCGATCCTGGGGGGCTTTTTGTGCTGAGGCTGGCGGGGCAATGCCCCGAATTCGTACAGCGACGTTCTGAACCCGGTGGAGCGGACCATGGTATACACGCTGCCCGTCGGCCGGGCCTTTTTGATATACACCGAACTGCGCACCGTGGCCGCGCGCACATTGTATTCCTTGCGGGCCTCGCGAGACATGTCCGTTTTTACGCCCGCAGCGGCCCGATTGAGCGCCCTGGCCGCTGCCTTTTTTGCGGTGGGGCCAAACGTCTCTATAAGCTCGACGGCACGATCAAGTTCATCAGATTTGATCCGGACCTGAAACAGATCTTCTCTGCTCGCACGTCCCAGCTCATTATGTCTCGCGGTTGCCATTATGCAATATTCCTTGTGAATTCGATTGTTAGCGTCAGGCCATTATCCTTGACGGACTCCACAAACCACACGACCCCGTCGAGGTCGACCTCTTCATCCGGATCCGGAACGGATACCTCACCGGAATGAAAAACGATCTTTGTCCTGGCAACGCTGGTAGCGTAATCACTGTCGCGTCCTGCACTGGATGATATCACCACTACAGTGACAGGGTCGCCGTTGTATGTGATCTCCTTGCCACGATAGAGAAGAATGGCGCTGAGCTTTGCATGCATCAATCCTTGCTGGTCCATCTATAGGCCCTCTTGTTCCTGAGCGCACCGGATGCACAGTCGGCACCCGGCGACGGCAACCCGCCGAGCCTCTCCAATAGGTTCGCCGCAAATCTCGCAATAGATAAGGGATTCTTCTTCAGGAGTTGCCATCTGCGCCGTACGCGCAGCCAGCAACTGAGATCCAAGATCGGGGGCGAGGTCGACGATATCCATGGCCTAGTTCTTGGTTTCCAGGTCGGGCAGGCTGGCCATTGTTTGTGCCTTGGCTCTCAAGGTGTCGACGTCAGGCACTGCATATCCAGCGTCGCATAGACGGTCGGCCAACTGCAGAGCCAGCGGAACCAGTACGCCGACAACGGGAGACACTACGGGGGCGCCGGCGGCTACTGTTATCGCCGCGACCAGGTTGCCGGCAGCCTGGGCCGTTTCTTTATCGATTAAACTCATGACGCATCTCCTCTGATTGTCTGATATAGTGACACCGCATCGTCCAACGCACTACGCGCCTCGGCAAGCGCTGCAGAGTATGCCTCGCTCCTGCTGGTTGCGTTAGTTTGTTCGCTCAACTTCCAAGCAATGGCAGCGTCGCTGGCCAGCTTGATTGACCGTTTTGCGATGTTCATTATCGGGGCCAGCGTCGATTTGCACCACGATTGCTGACCGGGCGACAGCTCCGGGACTGCGGTTGTATACGCCTCGTGCATGTCCATGTATTCGTCAATCATCAGGTCCACAGTGGCTATTGCCTGATCCCGAGGCGAAAGATCAGCGATAGTTTTTACTGCACATCCAGGACAGAGGAATGCGACTTGAGCGGCCAGTCCCATGGCAATAAATACAATCGGCAGCTTTTTCCCGGTCACCGCGCTCAAGGATTCTTTAATCGCCGTAAACAGCAGATCGTCCCACTTCCATTTGCTCTTCGCGACATACTTGTCCGCAATCATGATAATGAGGGCGACAAGCGCCCAGTTCTGTATGATCCACTCCATTACAATTCTCCTGTTCTGAGTATTGCTACAATTTCTTTGGCACGCCGCGGAACCTGCTTGAACCAGCTGGAGTCCTCGGCCTGAATTGCAACCTGCTCCCAGTCTCTATTTTTAACAGCAGCTATCATTTTCTTGAATTTCCGAAAGCCTGATCCGCCAAGCTGAAAACGCATATCCACAAGCGCCCACGCCCGGAATCCAAGCAATGCGGGGTTCCAATCAACAAAAATGGTTTTGAGATCGTTTTCGCATTCCTGCAGGTCGTTACGCAGTAAAAGCATAGCCTCGGAAGGGGTAATGCCACGATCCTCAATGTTTCGACCGACCCCTATAGTCAGCTTCCCTGCCGGACAGCGGTACGGTTTCAGGCGCAGGCCTTCGTGGGCGAGGACCATTTGTTCGATGTCTTTGTATTTTTTCATTATCTTATCCGTTGCAGGGCCGTGATTATTACAGCCGTGGTGATTGCGGAAATGACCGAGCTTGCACCAATCATCTTCCAGACCTGCTTTTCCATCTCTGACAACCGACGTTCAACCGCATCCAGCCTGTCCGATCGGATCATGCAACGCTCTGAGATCTGCCCTGTATAAGATTCCAAAGACGCTTCCATGCGGGTAATCCGCTCCCGGATGTCGTTTAGGGCTTCCCATAGAGGGCCGTTCTCAGCCATGGTGTCTCCATATTCTGCAATAAACAGACTCCCACGCCCCGGCGATCCGCCACGCCCTGGCATGGTTGATGCCTAGATCCACTAGGCGGCAATAGATATGCAATGGGCAGAATGTGTGCTGGATCCAGTTTCGCATCGAGATTCCCTGATTTCACCTTCGCGCCCGCCCCTTCCCCGATGGACGGGATGGGCGCGAAGGCTAAGGAGGATGGTAGAGCTATTTGATGTTCCCGATGAGCAGCCCGCAATTTTTGCTCACCTGGCTTTTGGCGGCCTTGGTGTCAGAGTCGATGGAGGTAAGCAGGGCTTCGTCCGTGTCGTGACGCACGCGCAGGATGTTGGCCCGCACCTGGTCCTCGTAGTATTCCTCGACCACGAAATCCTCGGACGCGCCTTCGTTCCAGATAAGAGTCCGGCCGACACTGGGCTCGGAGATGTCAGATCCCGGAGCAGCCACGCGACAGAGCATGGCATAGTCACTGGACCAGATATCGGCGAGGCTTGCGTTGGCTCCTTTTTTGGCCGAATTCTTCAGGGCGCCTGCCACCTCGATATCGATCTCCAGGTAGGCCTCCAGGTGCTCCTTGGTGATGGCACCGGTCTTGGCCGTATCCGGGAAGATGTACTTGATGGCGTCCTTGACCATGGTGGTCTTCTTGATATTCAGGAAGGTGGTCCAGGAGATGACCAGCAGGTTCGGGGGGACGCCCTTTTTGCGCATGACCTCCTTGGATGTATCCACGTCTGCCTTCACGTCGGCAGTCACGTCAGTCCACTTCTTGCTGACATCCACGTGCGGGTAGTTGGATGTGTTCATGATTTTGCTGGCCACGCGCACTTCATAGGCCCGCTGAATCTTTCCCATAAGGATGTTGGCCACTGCGGCTTCCATGTCGAACATGGATTTGTAGATGTTTTTGAACCGCTCATCGATGGGCATTTCCAGGCCGTTTTCCGAAGTGGCATAGATGCCGGACTCGAAGTTTTCCACGGACCGGTTATAGTTGCCTTTGGGGCCGCGCTTGGTGTCCACGACGTTAAACAGGGCCGTTGCCGGGATAACCGGATACACGCCGGTCTGTTCGGTCACGGGGAAATAGGGCATCACCACCGGGGCAATGAAGCCGAGCTCGGATGCCTGTGAGGCCGTTTCCGTGACCACCTGCCCCAGATCGGG